TGTTCCTTGTATGTGCGCAGGTTTAACTTATTATATCTCTATGAAAAAAGCTCCACAAAGAACTCAAGAGATGAAATTGTATTATGAAGATGAATTACAAAGAGCATTAACAGAAGATGGATCACCAGCTAGTGTTTACATCTCACCTAAAACTTATTATCCGGAGATTTAATGTCAAAGTTTGCAAAAGGAAAATACGCGCTCGCAATATCAGATAGAAGTGGTCAAGCATTTCCGTGGAGAGAAATGGTTACTGAATGGAATGGTGCATTCGTTCACATGTCTGAATATGAAAAAAAACAACCACAATTAGAGCCAAAACCTTTTGTAGCTGATCCACAAGGATTAGAGCAAGCAAGACCTCAAAATTTTCCATCAAATCAAATAGGTGGTGGAAACATGGTAGCTAGTTTAACTTTACCTGGAGATTTTGCATTTCAAGATTTAAGTAGTGGTAGTATGGTGCCTGAAGATCCTGGAAAAATAAATAGTAGAAGACAGGCACAAATTAATGTAGGAGAGGTTACGGTAAATATAACATGACGTATACAGAGTTAGTACAAAAAATTAGAGACTACACAGAAGTTACAAGTACAGTTTTAACTGATACAATTGTAAACGGATTTATTGAAAATGCAGAGTTTAGAATTTTAAGAGATGTAGATTCTGATAATAACAGAAGATATGTAACAGCTCAATTAATTGCAGGGACTAGATTTATAGATACCCCTGATGATTTATTAGTAATTAGATCGGCTCAAATAGTAGATTCTGATGGTGTAGGTCAAGCAAATAATAGAGATTTCTTACAATATCGAGATACTAGTTTTATGTCAGAATTTAATAATTTAGGAACACAAGGTGTACCAAAATATTACAGTAACTGGGATGAAGATACAATAGTTGTGGCTCCCACTCCAGACGCTACGTATACAATTCAGTTAAATTATATCTTGAAACCTACTGGATTATCTAGTACAGTTCCCAGTACATATTTAAGTTTGCAATTTCCCAACGGACTTTTGTATGCGTGCCTAGTCGAGGCATATAGTTTTCTAAAAGGGCCAAATGATCTCTTGCAATTATACGAAGGAAAGTATAAACAAGTGATAGAAGGCTTCTCAATAGAACAAATGGGAAGAAGAAGACGAGATGAATATCAAAGTGGTGTTCCTCGTATAGGAAAATAGGAGAAAATAAAAATGGCTATAACACAAGCAATTGCAAACTCTTTTAAAAAACAATTATTAGATGGTGATCACGATTTTACAGCGGCACCTTCTGGTGATATTTTTAAAATAGCTCTTTATACTTCTTCAGCGACTCTAAACTCGGCAACAACATCTTTCACAACTGGAAATGAAGTTCCAAACTCTGGACAATATACTTCAGGTGGTGGAAAGTTAGTTAATCTAGCAACTTCAATTACAGCTGGTGTAGCAAGAGTAGACTTTTCAGATAGATCGTTTACGAACGTTACTATCACTGCTAGAGGAGCATTAATCTATAACACATCGTTCTCAAATGCAGCGGTTGCAGTTTTAGATTTTGGAGCAGATAAAACAGCTACATCTGGAGTTTTCACAATTCAGTTTCCGGCTAATACATCAACAGCAGCGATTCTAAGGATCTCTGGTTAATCTTAGGAGGTAAACTCCTATGAGTGGATCAGGAACTTGGAGCTCTGGCTTTTGGGGTCAAAACCAATGGAATGATTTAGCAGACCCAACTTTTACAGTTACGGGTATTGCTTTTACTGCATCCCTAGGTGATGAAACAACTGTTGGTGAAATTAATCTTGGTTGGGGTAGAGCTGGTTGGAATGATTTTGCTTGGGGCATTGCAGGAAATCTTATAGCTCCTGGTGATTCTGTTACAGCTACTTTAGGAACGGCCGTAGCATCTATTGATGTGTCTACTGGTCCATCTACAAATAACAATCAACTTATTACAACTAATCTTGGTTCTGTAACTATAGATATAGCAACTACGATTTTTCAAACAGGCTTTCCGTTAACTAGTGCGTTAGGCACAGCTGATGCTGGCCCTGATGCAATGGCTACAGGTATTGCAATGTCTATGGGTCTTGGAACTATAGACGCGTTTAACCAAACAGGTTGGGGTAGACAAGGTTGGAATGTTAATGGTTGGGGTGTTGAAGGTCAATTTGCAAATGTAGATATAACTGGTATTGCAATGACAGCTTCCGCTGGAACATTAGCAGTAACTGGTGATGCTAATTTAACTCTTAATACTTTAAATGTAGCACAAGCAACTTTAGGTCTAGTGGATCCGGCACCAGATGCTTCTATATCTGGAAATTTAGTAGTTGCAAATTTAGGAAATGCAGTAGGTCAAGCTGGTGCAGGTGCAAGTCCAACAGGTATTGCAATGACAGCAGGTTTAGGAACTGCAGTAGGTGTCCCTGGTCAAAATATTGTACCTACAGGTTTACCATTAAATAATCAATTAGCTGGAGTTTCTGTTGCAATTCATATAGATATTGAACTTACAGGTTTAAGCTTGACTATGAACCAAGGATCTGGTAGTGCTTTGATTTGGAACGAAGTTAATACAGGTTCAGCGCCTTTAGACCCTCCAGGATGGCAGGAGGTGGCTGCATAATGAGTTTGACACAAACTCTTATTTTTAATAAAATGAATGAACAAGGAATTAAAAAATGGCGAATTCAACATCTGCTAACCTAAAACTTACAGTTCAAGCAACCGGTGAAAACTCGGGAACTTGGGGTCAAATTACAAATACAAACTTATTAATTTTAGAACAAGCTATTGGTGGTTTTACAACATTTAACTTAACTAATGCTAACAGATCTTTAACTTTTTCAAATGGTGCTTTATCAAATGGTAAAAATGATGTTATTAGATTAACAGGTACACTAGCAGCTAACAGAACTGTTTCTATTCCAGATGGAATAGAAAAAACTTATTTTGTACAAAACAATTGTGATCACGCTGGTAATACTTTAACTTTTAAAACTTCATCAGGAACAGGTGTTCTTTTATGTGAAGGGAATTGTTATACTTTATACTCAGACGGAACTAACATTGAAAAAGTAAACGAATATAGAAAATGGAGAGTGGTATCTGCAGCTGAAACAGTTCAAGCTGGAGCTCAACTTTTAGTAAATACAAATGGTGGAGGGGTAACAATAACGCTCCCAGCATCACCTTCTACGGGAGATGAAGTGCATTTTGTTGACCAAGGTTATGATTTTAATTCTAACGCATTGACTGTTGGTAGAAATGGATCTAATATAGCTAATGCAGCATCAGATTTAACAGTTAATACTCAAGGCGCAGCTTTTGGATTAGTATTTTCTGGTGATGCTACAACAGGATGGACTTACACGGAGAAATAATATGTCAAATTACGAAGCAACAAAATACGATTTCGATGGAGCAAACCTTACAGGTATAGAAGGAATTCCTACAGCAACTATTGTGCCGTGGTCTTCTTCTTCAGTGCCATCAGGTTTTTTAGAGTGCAATGGAGCGTTAGTTTCAAGAACAACTTATTCTGCATTATTTGCAATCGTTGGAACAACTTATGGAGCTGGAGATGGTGCAACTACTTTTGCTTTACCTGATTTACAAGATAACGTTGCGTTAGGTAAGTCTGGAACAAAAGCTTTAGCATCAACTGGTGGTGCTAATACCGTAGCATCAACTGGAAACGTTGGAGGCTCAACAGCCAATGCAACTTTATCAACAGCACAACTTGCATCACATGGTCACGACATTATTGTAGGGGCAGGTGTTCCTGGAACTCAACAATTTGGTATTTTCCGTCAAGGGGATAACAACCCAGGTAACTGGTTTCCATTTAACAACTTTAACCAAAGCACAGGATCAGGTACTGGTCACTCACACAACATGAGTGCAACATTTAGTGGTGATTCAACTTCAGTCGTACAACCTTATTTAGCATTAATTTATATTATAAAAACATAGGAGTAATATGGCAACAAACGCACAATGGACAGTAATATTTGATGATAAAAAAATTATTAATCATAATGTAAAAAATAATGGAGGTCATCCAATATTTTACGATATTGTTGATAATGATTTTTGGGGATTAGCTAAATGGAATAATATTTGGGCTATTCAATATGGAACTTCTAATCCAAATGATACTGTAGAATATAGAGATGAAACTCCTCACTCTAGTTGGGAAGCAGCAAATTTAGGTGACTTTCAAGATTTTATATCTAGATGGGACGCAGCTCATTTATCTGCGTTACAATCTGATTGGGATAATGATAATGTCGAAGGCGAAAGCGAAGCCGATAAAATAGCTAGAGTAGGTGCAAGACCTACTTCTTATTCTTCTTCATAATTTTTTATAAATATAGAGGCAGTATATCTTTTTAAATTAGGCACATCACTAGCATGGCTAGAGTGAACTATGTTAGAAGGGAATAAGATAGCTCTATTTTCTTTAAAACCAATACTCATGTCTAACTTATCATGATCACAATCTTTAAGAGCTCCTCTGTAAAATACAGTTCCATTTGTAAGAGCTTCAGGTCCTTTTAACATAATTAAAATATTTAAAACTGCCTCTGGATCTATGTGTGGTTTAAAATGATCTAAATTTCGAAGATCAATTACAGCAGCGCCTAATTCTTTTATTTTTATTTTAAATTTTTTTTCTGCTTGAGTTATAAAAACATCTGCAAATTTTTTATCATTATTTAACATAAACCTATTTGCATAATGCGTATGTTTATTTTTCTCTACAGAACCAGGTAGATAAACAGGGGTATAATATAATTTAGTTGTAATATGATTTTGTATATTAATTAATAAATTATCTTCAAAAAAATCATCTATTATTTTTATCACCTTAACATCATCCAAGAAGTTAAAATATATTTTTCACCTGACAAAGGTGGATTTCCCCTATGTAAATATGGAAATCCTGCAGGCCAAATAACTATTCTACCTTTTTTAGGTTTTGTTCTTTTTGAAAAATGTAAAAATTCAGTTTCTCCACCTTCTTCTACATCATTTAAATAAATGGAATAAACAAAAGCACGAGCTTCATTATCAAATCCTCTATTGTGTTCAACATGCCAAACATGATAACCCTCTGTTAAAAGTGTTTTTTGAATTTTTAAAGTGGTGTAAAAAAATTGATCTTGACCATGACCGTAACAAGTTTCTGCGCCTGTGTTTTTTATATAATGTTTCCATGCTTGATCAAAATTTACCATTAGAGGTTTTAACTCCTGCCACCAAATATCAATATTACCCCCACTCGCAAAATATTGTTGGTCTTGTTTTTCTGTAATAGGTGTTTGTTCAAAACCCATTCTATTCAATGTTCGATTTAATTTATTTTGACCTTCGTATAATTGAATAGCATTATCACATTGTTCGGGTGTAATGTAGTTATCATACACGCCTATAAAATTATTTATATTCACTGTTTTTTCATTCATTTAATGCCTTTCATATTTTAAATAAGTATTATATAACTCACTATATGCTACAAAAACTAAATTTCAAGTCAGGATTTAATAAGCAAGATACCGAGTCTGGAGCAGAATCTCAATGGGTAGATGGTGATTTTGTAAGATTTAGATATGGACTTCCTGAAAAAATAGGTGGATGGTTACAACTTACCGCAGCTAATAAAACTTTACCCGGAGCAGGTAGAGCACAAGTTGCATTCTCTAGTTTTGCAGGTGAAAAATATGCAGCTATTGGAACATCACAAGGTTTATTTTTATATTATGGTAATGATTTTTACGATATCAGTCCGTTAGATACAGCTATTACAGGAGGCACATTAACGACTGTTAATGGATCTAATGTTGTAACTATTAACAAAGGATCTCATGGATTAGCCGTGGGTAGATATGTAACTCTTTCAGGAGTCACTGTTACAGGAGCGTCTGACTTTACAACAGCAGAACTAGAACAGGCTTATGAAATATTAACTGTTCCTGATATAGATAAGTTTACGGTTCAAGCTTCTCGAAACGAAGGTGGAACTGGTATGACTGCAGCAGGAGCTGTAACTGTTAATCCATATGTTGAAGTTGGTCCTACTACTCAAACAACTGGTTATGGTTGGAGCACATCTACTTGGAACACATCTACATGGGGAACGGCTAGAGATACTAGTGATGTAATTCTAGATCCAGGAAACTGGAGTTTAGATAATTTTGGTCAAGTGTTAGTTGCAACTATTTTTAATGGTGAAACTTTTACATGGAACGCTGGAGCTTCTAATCCTAGAGCTCAAAGAGCTTCTAAAACTACAAGTAATTTTCAAACTACAAACAACCCTGGTAAGAGTAGATTTACATTAGTATCTGATAGAGATAGACATTTATTTCATTTTGGAACAGAAACAACGATAGGTGATCCAACAACACAAGATCCAATGTTTGTAAGATTTTCTAATCAAGAAGACTTAAATACTTATAATCCTACAGCTACCAATACAGCAGGTACGTTTAGATTAGATACAGGTAATGAAATTAGAGCGGCTATTCAAGGTAAAGATTATGTTTTTGTAATAACCGATTTAGCAGCTTATGTAATTCAATTTGTAGGACCACCATTTACATTTAGTGTTAGACAAGTTGGTACCAACTGTGGATGTATGAGTCAGCACGCAGCCACTTTCGTAAACGGAGCAGTGTTCTGGATGGGATCTCAAGGTGGATTTTTTGTTTACGATGGAACAGTAAAATCATTACCATCGTTGGTAGAAGATTTTGTATTTACAACAGACGGTGATAATCTTGGATTAAATTTTGATTCTAGTGATGTTGTATTTGCAGGTGCCAATAATTTGTACACAGAAGTAAATTGGTTTTATCCAAAAGCAGGTTCAGAGCAAATAGATAGGTGTGTGACTTATAATTATGCTGAAGATTGTTGGACTACATCATCTTTAGATAGAACAACTTATCAAGACCAAAGTGTATTTGATCACCCATATGCAACAGATTACGAAAATACATCTACCCCTGTTTTTCCTGATATATTAGGAATTACAAATTTATTTGGAGCTAGTATATATTATGAACATGAAAAAGGCACAGACCAAGTAACTAGCACCGCAACTACTGCAATACCAGCTTTTATAAGATCAGGTGATTATGATATTACTTCAAGAAGAAGCGCATTAGGTCAACAAACAGGTGTAGCAGATTTTAGAGGAGATGGTGAATTTTTTATGTCCGTTAAAAGATTTATACCGGATTTTAAATATCAAGAAGGATCAGCTAAAATAACTTTATTTGTAAGTGCGTTTCCTGATGATGTGGCAATCAGCTCACCTCTTGGGCCATTTACGATTACGACAACCACTGATAAAGTTGATACAAGAGCTAGAGGTAGGTTGGTATCTATTAAGATAGAAAATGAATCTGTTGGTGAAACATGGAGATATGGAACACTAAGACTTGATGCACAACCAGATGGTAGAAGATAATGGCTAAAATAACAAACTATATACCTGAACCAAAACCAGAATATGATGTAGAAAATCAAAGACAGATATTAGAATCTTTAACTACACTACAGAATCAATTAAATTTTTCTTTTCAACAAGATTTAAAAAACGAACAAGATACCTTTAATTATTTTTTATCATGAGTATACAATATAAAAATGCAATAAAAGCTTTAGCTGATACTAATCTTAATACTGTTTTAACAATAGCAACTACAGCAATTGCTATAGTTAAAAGTGTGTATTTTACAAATTCAAGTACAGGAACTATTATATGTAATGCTTCATTAAGAGACAGTTCTGCATCGACTGATATAGAGTTTTTTAGAAAAAGTATAGGTGCATCATCACAAGAAAATGCATCACCTCAAGGCTTGAATTTAGAAGCAGGAGATGCTATAAAAGCTCAAGCAGCTACAGCAAATAAAGTGACAGTTGTTGTTAGTTATGCTTTAATAAATAGAGAGAATGAAAACGGATAATTTACCAAA